CAACGCGCCAGGTGGTTATGCTTGGGTTGATGAACGTGGGCCGGAAATCCATACCGACAAACACGGAAATGTAAAAAGCACCGGAGAAAGCAAAGCTAACCTTAGAAAGTTGGAAAAAGGCGATAAGATTATCCCACACATGAAAAGTAAGGCGTTGATGTTCGACAACGGACTGAATAAAATACTTTATAATGGCATTTCAGGAAGTCAAAACATTACTGTAAATTCAGAGTTTCCAATCGACGCTTTCAACGCAACTGCCAGCAGAATCGAAAACGCCGTTTCAAACATTCCGGGATTACAATTAACCGACACGGTACTTAAAAGGTATCAAAGGAACGGAAACCAAAGAACAATAGTTATGAATGATCGCATGAGCCGCAGAGGCAAAACCAATCCATAATGGAAATATCACTAGAATTTGAATACTCAGCCGATAATATACAGGAATTCGCATGTACTGAAATGCCGGGATTCGACGCGTTCGCCAATAAATTAAAACAAGGAGCGAACCGTTGGGGTCGCGATCAAGTAATTGGCGCGGATGAATTGGATTTAACCTTTTGGAATAGCGTCTATGTTGCTGATAATCATGGTTTTTACGACAATCACGGATATTACATTTCATTTGCAACGCATTGCTTTAAGGAATTGTTGGATATATCGAATCCTAAAAACAAAGGCTTTGAAGCAACTGTACGCCTTAAATTAAAGGAGAACGGCGTTGTTTTCATTACCGGAGAACTGGACTTTTCAGAGTTAAAGACCGATGATTTAAAATATTTGAGTTGTAATATTATCGTTGAGACTAAAACCGCTCTTTTGGATAGGCGCGCAGACTTTGAACCGGATGTGTTTTCGAATACGGATGTAGACGGAAAGCCGATTGTTCCTTTGAGTAGAATGAAGTTTTTGCAGAAATCTTTGCCGGATTTTCAAAAGAGCGAGTACCAAACACCCGCCGCTTTAAATAAAACATACATTTCGTACGGTGGGGATGCGTTCTTTTTCAATCCTGCTATTGATCCGGTCGGTACGTTAGGAATCGAAAACAGCTACGTTACTAACGGTACAGGAATACCGGGCGAATTCAGCGCAGAAACACAGGCTTACACACAATTACCGCCTGGATATACAACGGCGCAATTGCGCGAGGCTTTAGACAGGTTTAAAATATTAATCGTTGCAGAAGACACCACGAATTTACAGTTTGATTTTACTAAGATAAACGCATTCATTGACGAAACAAGTGGCGTGTTTACCAGAAAGTCTTTTACGCTCGTTTGGGGTACTGATGTAATTACAGATAATGAATCTATAAACTTTATCGACAATGAAACCGGAGCCTTAAATCTAAATAACGCCAGTTTCAGTTACACAATTCCTTTTTTACCGAGAGGATCAACTGTTTGGCTTTATTTTTCAGTAGCTACTTCAAACCCTGCTCCGGCTGGCGGCCCAATATCGACAACCGAAATAGTAGGCGCGACAATGGCAGTTTTAGCTACCGGATATTCTACCGCGATTGATGTAGTTTTGGAAGTTGTTAGATATGAAGATTTCTTTGCCAAAGGAGTTGAGCAACTAACAAGACTGCCATTAGTCGCTCCTAGAATTCAAACAGGCGAGTTTAAGGATCAATTCACGTTTAATAAGAATATGTGTCAGCCGGGATTAAATAAGCCTTTAAATTTCGTTTTCAAGAATGAAGCAGAAGATTTGCGGTTGTTGCGTTTAGACTATCAAACCAGCCAAACCAAAATAGATATAGCTAGCAAAGACGATTATTACCCGAACGTTGATAAAGGGTTTTTAGATACTGACGTTCCGGTTGAAATTGAACGTACATTTAACGAGCGTGCAAAGGTAAATCTGGTTACAATTGAATTTACCAAATATGAAACTGCTGACGATGCTAAAAACACAACTGAAAGTTTCCATACCAGAGGACAATGGGGATTGCTGAACGAAAAGGTAGAGAATAAATTAGAAATAAAGATCAACGCCGCTTTAGACGGAAAGTTTATCCAAAAGGTCATAAAAGAATCTTTGAGAGAAACGACAGCAACAGAAAATGACAATACAATTATACGTGTTGACGGCATACCGTTAGATCCTAGTGCAAAAGGCGGCTTTTCAGCAGTTTTAGGACTGCAAACTGTTGGAAATGTAATTACGATCTTAAATAAAAACCCTGAAAATGATATTCCGGCAGTATTCAAATGGACGCAACCCGGTTTAACCGTTGGACAGTCTTTTAATTTTACCTACAATGGAGTTGAGTATCATCACACGGTTTTAGAAATACAAAACACGATTGTAAGAGTACAGGCAACCGACTACATTCCAAATTTTAACGGATCTTATCTAATAACATCATCGTTTTTTTACACAGGCGTAGATTGGACAAATAGAACGATTGAAGGCTTTACAGATATTTCCGGGCTATCAGTTCCGGAGCGTTGGAGCAATTTAAGATTTGGCGTTGGTAATATTCTGGCTTTGTACAGCTCAGACCTAAACGAGATCATGGCCGCTTATCCAAATGGAACGGCAAAGAACATTTCTTTTGTCAACAATAAAGATTTTACAGCCAGATACAGCGGCGGTAGATTGATAAAACAAGGCGCTGATTTGCCAGTTAGCGAAATGCGCGAAAAGGTATTGGACAATTCCGTTTACAAAACTAAATGTAAAGTAGATTTCGAAACAGGTATTTATGTTTTAAAAGCTATGACCGAACGCAATCCGGATAATACAATTGGCGGCTTTTTCAGGATCAGGACAAACGCCGGGATTAAAAAGATACACATTGACGATTCGGCTAATGTATGGCGCGGTGGTATTTTAGAAATTAACAAAGGCGTTGTTCGTAATGAAAGTGATACAGTTGTTATTTCGGTTGTTGACGGCGTTCTATACATTGACGGCGCAGCTTATGTAAAGGGTATCAATTGGTTTGAAGTCAATTCAAATGACGAGGTTATCCTATTCGACGAGCGAAACCGAGATATTATAAACCCGACCAACTACGAAAAAGTATCCATAAACGGCGTGCCCTATAATAATGTTGTTGATTTTGTTGCAGCATTGGAAAATATATCTTAATATTGTCCTACTGAAATATAACAAGCGGAATATTAGAGGGATTCCAATTGTACGATATACAGAGTTGAATTAATAGTTTAACTTCTGAAACCGTGACCCGACGAACCTCTAATTTGTCGGGTTTTCGCGTTTTATAAATAATTATGATTATGGAAAATAAATCAGATGCGCTAAGACGTGAAATATTAAAATCGCTTATTGATCGATATGCAGTTAAAGGTAAAAAGGTTTTGATTTCCAAAGCAAAAGACGCGGGAGTTTATAAAGGATTTGTAAGTGACGAAGAAGTATATTCGTTAATTGTAAAGTTCGCCGAGTTTCATAAGCTGCCAATATTCTTTGAGGAATCAGTTATTGCTGAAAAAATAATACCACCTGCTGAAATTACCAAGAAAAAAGATACAGATTATTTTTATTCTGTTCTTCAAGACCAGCATAATTTGCTTTCAAAGCAACTGTTAGCGCTTAACAAATTAATGGACACTTATAACCACTAAAAAATAACATTATGAAAACAACAATTCTCTTAACAAAAGAAGATATCACAACTACAAAATGCGGACTTCATTACGTGATTAACGCGAAAGGCGGCATTAGTTTAAACTTTACGCCTGACGCTGTTGAAGAATTTGTAAATGACGTAACTTTGATTAAATCAATGGAAGTAAGCGAAACTTCAAAGATGCCATTCAAAGCAGCCTGTGAAGCCATAAAATCCGGCTCCCATCAAATTGAAAAGGATTGTGATAATCTGGATTTGCTTAGGGATGTTTTGAAAGAGGCGGGAATAGGAACAAGTCATTCGGAAAAGTTTGTTTATTTTGGTAAATATAGTGAGGGAGTTCACTTTAATAGAACAGATAAAGAGGATAACCTCCCAATAATCAAACTATCAGAGATAATGCCGAAGGAAGAAAAGATGAAATACGATGCGCTTGCTGAAATGGAAAAGTTAAGATATAAAATTGAACGTCAACAAAAGCGAATTGACAAAATTGTAAAAGTTGCTGATTCTATCGTGAAAATATTTAAAGACGACGAACAAGTGCAATTCTCTTTTGATGTTCCGGTTAAGGAAAAGGAAGTTGAGTTAGTTGTTGGGAGGTGGTATAAGAGAGTTCCTAAAGGTCATGAAAATTATATCTTATTTTGCTTTGCAGGGTTTGGTTCTTTTAAAATTACGGCTTTGATACAAAAGGAATCTGGAGCAATGATCTAGGTGTTTACGAAGACAGTACAGGCATTGTCCCAGCCACAACCGAAGAAGTTACCGCCGCTCTCAAAGCAGAGGCGATTAAAAGAGGGTTGGACAAATGTTTTCACAAATGGGATGCCAAGCCATATTTAGGGATTAGAAAATCAAACCCTGACTTAAAAGTTAGTTTAACACCAACGTATAATACAGTTTTTAGCGAATCTAATTCTTACAATATATTTCAGAACGGAATTTGGGCAACACCTATCCCAACCATAACCCGAAAAGAAGCCGAAGAACAATTGAATAAAAAAATAGTAGATTGATGAAAAACAACAGAACCAACAGAAAACTAAAATACATTCGTGAAAAGAATAAAATAAGATTATCAGGAAAAGTGTTTTTTTTTAAAAGTGACTAATGAACTTAGGCATAGCGAAAATATAATATCCTATATAGAGGATTTATCAAAATACCATCTTAGCCGTTTTAGACTAAATTGGACAGAGCCAAAGTATGAAATTCAAGAAGGTACCGAAGGAGACGATTTTATCAGAGATATTACGTCCTTTAAAATTATAATCCTGAGAAACTAATTTTCAATCCCATCATAAAACGGTGGGATTTTTTTATATATTTGCCTTATGACAATCGACAACGCACTATTACGCTTTAAACCGACCTTAGAAGCCGCAAAGGACTTAGGAGATAGTAAAGTTGCAAATGTGTTTGATTGGTCGTTTTTGTGCGTTTTACCCGATGGTATTTACGAGCAAACCAGCAATTTCGATGCCGATATTAATTTCGGAGGCGATTACAAAGCCGAGTTGGTTGATTGCTGCGGAAAGGTTTTAAAGGATGTTACTGAAAATATCTTCATTTACCAAAGTTCAAACGGAATCACAGGTTTTCAAAATATTTCAGTTGAGATTATCCAAATCGGCAGCGTTTACCCTCACTTCGGAAAAGCTTTACATTTAAAAATATCACATTGGGCAGGAGGTTTCCCTGTTAGTGATTTGGTAATTTACAGCAATCCTTTTCACGTTGCGTACAATCCTAAAGAAGTTTTAAGAATTGATTATCGAGGTTACGGTAAAAATAACGGTGTTGATTATACGAACGCTAATTTCATGCAGTCGTTTGGGATTAAAGGTTGGTTCAATAAATACACCGATGAAACCGAAACGCAAAAATACCTTCAGCAGTCTGGGAATACAATTTCTGCCGATCCTACAATTTCATTACAAGCAGAATATACTTTTGAACACGTTACAGCCTACGCTCAAAAAGCCCTTGCCCAATGGTTCAGATCGCCATTGTTTTATTTAAATGGAATTCGTCATACTGCTGGGCAATTATCGTTAGGCGAGCGCGAAGGAAACAGTAATTTTTACGAAGGGAAGTTTTCAGCTTATCCAAATGAACTCGACACTTACACGCCTGTTTTCCAAATCGCACCGCTTTTGTCATTCACTCCGATTTATCCGGTTTCGGTTTATACATTGTCCGGTTTAGATGATCGTATTGAAGGACAATTTAATTATCCAATTATATTAGGAACTGGTAATTTGTACGTCAGAAAAGTTTCTGATGGTTCGATAGTAAAAACATTTACTGAGGCTGACATAATTGTTGACGGCAACACATTTACAATAAATCAACCCGCAGCCGATGAAAATGGCGAATATTATATTACTTTTGATACATCGCTGTTTAGTTTTGCGTTTGGACAAAGCGGATATACGGTTGATTGGAATTTTGAGGTTTTAGAAAGTGGATATTACGATCCAATGTATTACGATGATGATTATTATTTTACAGAATAGATTATGAAAAAATCAATTATAGCAAATCTTATTTCAGGAAATTGGGGCGATATTACAAGCCCTAGAAGATTGCCAATTAAAGACAGACAAGTCGGAACGGCAATCTTAGAAGACGCTTACCCAACGCCTGTTTACGAAACAGAAACATCAAACGTTATCACGACTGCTTCAAATAATCCTGCCGTGCTTACTTATGGTTTGTATTTCAAAAAACAAGGTAATACCAACTTTTTGTCAGGAGAAATTAAGCTAATCACATCCTTTGGCGTTAACACAACCGAGATTTGTCAATTCAATTCAACCATTGATGATGAAGATAGCGAATACCTGCCAAATGACACTCTTGTTGCTGGATCGGCTTTTGTTTACAGAGGACTTGCCAGAAGTATCGAGAACGGCACATTTATTCAGGTTGCGGTTTACTTTGATTCTGCAAATTACGCTATTAAAGTGCTTGGCGCATTCCCGGCTGGAACTTACAGAATCATGCCAACAATGACATACGATACTAAATACTAAAAAATGTTATACATACTTATTATGGCTATTATACCAGCAATGTTCAACCCGCCTGTTAGAAACGAATTCGGCAGAAATTTACTCCCTTACGCATCGACATTTAACGAAACGCAAACCTGGAATGTTACCGGAAGCGGAACGGCTGTAAACGATGCAACACACGCGCTTAACGGAAAGGCTTTACGCGTTAATAGTATTGCGGACACTACGGTTTCATTTTCACTTACCGATCAGTTGAATTTTACCGCTCCGGCAACCGGAATGTACGTTTTTTCAGTTGAAATTTACAAAACGGTTTTGCTTGGCGATGATGCGAACGTTATTCTGGAATTTTACAGAGACGGAATAAACCCTTATCAGCTTCAATGTGATTTAAGCGGAGACGGTAGGAGCAATAACCAATGGCAGTATTTCGCGCAATCAATGCAGTTAAACGCGGGCGAAGTAGTTTCCTTTAAGGGTAATTTCACTTCGGGATTTGCTGACAGTACGGTTTGGATTGATAATTTAAAAGTGGAATTCGATCCTAATGCAACAGGATTACCAACGCCGTATTTAGAGCCAGAGCCACTAGGTAAGAATTACAATATAACCTTTGGATCGGTAACGTCAGGATCGACAACTACAATGACAATTAACAATGTTCCGGACGCACAAGATGGGAATATTGTTTTGTACGGAGTAAAGAACGCTGTAATGATTTTGGGCGGGCTATGGGGTAAAGCGTGGGTTTCTGCTCCTGGAACTGTTAAAATACCATATACAAATAACACCGGGTCGACAATTGTTCTAAATGCTGCGGATTATCCGATTAAAATAGTGAAGTAATGGAAGAAAGAGAACTGCTTATATTAAATCCCGCGCCTTTTGTTTGGCAACACAAAGACAGCCAAATACCTAAGCCGTTTACGGTATCGAAATTCTTTTTCGATATTGATATGGGTATGTTCCAGATTAAAGAAGGTCGAGGCGGTTCAGGAGCAGCAAGATTCCCTTATTCATTTGACAAAATAACTATTAAGGTTGGCAATGGCGCGGTTGAAGGTCCGTTTCCTAATGAAGTTGCTTTACTTACACGTTTGCGCCAATTAAACTATCCTGGTTATATTGAAATGGTTAATGCTTTCGGATTAATCAGCATCGAGGGCGGGAACATATTGCGTCTGGGTAATGACGGACTTTTATACGTTCCAGATTCGGGCGGCGGCGGTTCTACAACTTATATTGCAGATGGAGCAAACACAACTGTATCGGGAAGCGGTAGTTTTGTTGATCCTTATATGATTAATGCAGAAGCTGGCGGTTCTCAGGACTTACAACAGACTACAGAAAACGGCGCAATTACCAATATTCCTATTGTAGTTGGCGATCCTACAGGAGTTCATACGACACATGCAGCAAACGGAGTTACTGTTTGGTTGGGCGATGAAATGGATGAAGATACAAAATCCATATTTGTAGGTAACGACGGTGTTTTAGCTTTAAAAATTCTATCTAAGAACGACGGTTTTACTGCTCCAAAAGTTTCTTTGTCTGAAAATCAATTTGATCTTAGATCAGATAATGAACAGTTTGTAAATTCTAAAATCGTAACTGATGCAGACGGAATAAAAGAAAATATTTTAAGCAACGGAAAAACGATAAACAGGATTGTTCCGCAGTCTTTTACCGATGTTGGTACTGGAAACGAATTAAACATTACGACCGCGGACGCTTCAGGAGATTTTACAGAAGTATTAACCGTTAACGGAATTCCTGCTGATCCAAACGGAAATGTAACAGTACCTACAGGCGGCGGCGCGGTGTCTTCAGTAAACGGACAAACTGGCGACATTGTTTTAACGCAAGACGATGTTTTAGACGGAACAACCTACAAACAATATTCCGCTACCGAAAAAACAAAACTTGCAGGAATAGCATCGGGAGCAACTGCAAATACAGGAACGGTTACAAGCGTTACAGGCGTATCAAATGAAACAACAGTAGCAAGCGGAACAACCACACCAGTTATCGGTATTTCATCGAATTACACTACAGCGCGTGACGCGGTTGCAAATGCGAAAGTCGAAAACAATCTTACCGCATCAACTACGGTTGCTCCGAGCAAAACGGCTGTTAATACGGCGTTAGCTTTGAAAGCTGATTTGGCAAGTCCAACATTCACAGGAACCCCGACCGCGCCAACGGCAACGGCTGCTTCTAACAATACGCAGTTAGCAAATACGGCTTATGTACATAATGAGCTTTTAGGATTCGCCAGAACCATTTCTAAAGATGTAAATTCTTCGCCTACTGTGTCCGGAACAACCAAAACAATGTTGTACACGATCCCTATTGAGATTGGGACTTATGCTCCTGGCGATGTTTTGAAAATAGCTACATTTTTAAACAAAGTTGGGGTTGCTGGCGGGGCAAACTTTAGGATCGAAATAAATACATCCAATACATTGACTGGCGCAACTCCGATAGGAATAGTGAATATGGGAGCTTCAAATTTAACAACTCCTTTTGTTAGAAATTACAATGTAAGAACTGGCGGTATATTGGAAGGATTCCCTTTTTCTTCTCCGGCTATTTCAGATGAATCGGCAGCGGTAGCGGCTGCTAGATCAACCACAAGTTTTGATAATACCACGACCAAATACTGGTTGTTTATTGACGTTCAAAACATAAACGCTGCGGACACTACGTCTGCATCTTCTTACGCACTTACCAAATTGTAACCACTTAATTTTTATATATGATGAAAACTCTACTTTATTCGATTGCTTTTTTAGCGATCAGCACTTTCAATTTACAAGGTCAAACAACATTTGACTTGAATAATGGCACAGGCGTAAACTTGGGCGCGGGAACAGGAACTAATTTGCGTCTTGATTTAATTCCTTTAACTGAAGGAATGGATTACAGGTTTTTTAATACAGATCCGGATCAGGATGTTTTAAATGAAATACAGACGTTCTCAAACGTAGGTAATATCTACACTTTATCAAAAGGCGGCGGTTCATTTACTTTACCGTCAATCGCTGCATCTAAAACATTCAACAACAACGTTTCAAGATCGTTAAACAGCAATTACACCGTTTCAACAACACGCGACGCGCTTACTACTTATTCAATAAATGTAAGTTGTACCAATCCATTATTAGCAGGATCATCTACGGCAAACGCTTTTCTGGAGTATTCAACGGATGCCGGAACAACATGGATAACGGTTTCTGATATTTCAAATGGGTCGAGTGTTGGGCTTACTGTATCTTTGCAATTAACCCAACCTAGCAAATATGTTTTAAGCGGTGCAATTCCGGCGAATGCACTTGTTAGATTACGAAGTTCTACGACAGGAACTGCTTCTGTGAGTTATGGGCGAGGTCAGGAAGTATTATTTTAAATAAAACTTGCGGATTAAAAAACAATTCATATATTTGCCTTATGAAAAAAACAAGTTTATATCTATCGTTTTGTTATTCGCACTTAAGCGGGTCAGCTTACTATGGATAAAAACAATAATCTATAAAAAGTAAATCCCGTTCGAAAGTTCGGGATTTTTTTATTTTGGGAATAAGGCCGATCGGTTAGGCGGCAGACTGTAAATCTGCTAAACGTCATGTTGGGTGGTTCGATTCCATCTATTCCCACAAAAAGGGAAATGTAGCTCAGAGTGTAGAGCGTCACGTTGAAGCCGTGAGCGTCGCAAGTTCGATTCTTGCCATTTCCACAAATAGCCGCTTAGCCCAACGGCAGAGGCATCGGGTTTAAGCCCCGTTCAGTATGGGTTCGAATCCCATAGCGGTCACAAAGGAAGAATAACCCAAGCGAGGACTAAGGGGCGCGGTCTTGAAAACCGTTGATCTACCAAGATGTGTGAGTTCGAGCCTCACTTCTTCCGCAAATAGAAAGTAGTTAAATGTTGGTTTGTTATGCTTGTTTGCTAAACAAGTCCGTGTTAAAGCGGCAAGGGTTCGATTCCCTTACTTTCTGCAAATGCCTCGTTACGCTAACGGAAGTGCGGCAATACTTAGGATATTGTGGTTGAAAGTTCGAATCTTTCACGAGGTACAAAATGGCGAAATTTCTAATGTTGGTTTTGGAGAACGCTTGCAACCCGTTTGACGTCAGTTCGATTCTGACTTTCGCCTCTATTTTTAAACCTTTCTCTAATCGGAAAGGTTTTTTCATTATATTTGACCTATGGCAAATAAGCTAATCTTATTGTTTGTTTTAATCGGTTCTGCTGCGATATGGGTTGGTAGTATGTCGGTTAATAAAACGCCTGAAATTATAATCAGAACGGACGCAAACGGACGCGGTTATATCCATTATATCAACGAGGGTTATCCAATACCAGAAGTAAGAGCTTTCGACGGAAAAGACAGCGCAAAAGTGATGTATAACGATATTAACGGCTGCGAGTTTAAAGGCAAGCCAAATACAAATTTAAAAATAACCTTTATCAAATGAATAACGCAAACGATTATATAGAATTGGCAATCGATATGCTTGAAGAAAGCCTTATTGATGAATTTGAAGTAATCGACGCGGAAATTGTAACACCTTAAAATCTTTAAATATGGCAGACATTGTACTTATCAGGACTAAAGCGCCTAAAAATCCCACAGAACAGGCAGAATTACTCGCAATGGTAGAAGCTGAGGAATTAGCCGGAAACCTCGTTCAGACCGTTGACATGGCTACACGCGCAGGAATTAATCCGAGGCCAACACGCCCGACAAACCCCGCTTAATGAAATCGGTTCATAATTATATTACAGTCATATTCTTAATCGGTATGGCTGTTTTGGTTTTAGATTGGTTTCAGTTGTATTATTATTTTGAACGGCTTATTTGGTCGTTTATGATCTTATGCGCGTTGATTGTTTGCGCTTATCATTATCAAAGATCGACAAAGAAATGGTTTGTTTCCTGCATGCTGATTTATTCGTTGTTCGCTACTTTATTGGCGTTATCCCAACACATACAAGCCGCTGCAATTTATATGCAAACGCGAACGGTATCTTTGCGGATTGTAGAGGATATAATTTACCAATCACAATCAAATTGGATGTGCTTTCATTACTTCATTGCCGCATTGCTGACTATGTTTGTGTTCTTTTACTATGTAATTAATTGGCGCGATTGGTTGCATAGTAAGAAATAATTATTATATTCGCATACTGTTTTATCGGCTCGAAACGTCTAACAGTCAATTATCAAACTATTTAATTTGATAGGGAAAACCCGTAGCATTCGAGTGTTGCGGGTTTTTTCGGGTTAATACTTAAAGATTATGTCAGTTAGAAAAGAAACGTATATTATTTACGGCGTAAAGTTTGGCGAAGAATTCACAGAAGAATTCTGGGAAATGCCATTTAGTGATGAAATGCAATGGAATGAAGAAAAGGAAAAAGACAAACCGTTTTTTATAACAGATGGAATGAGTGGAGAATACACATATTTCGGATTTATAACGCAATTAAATAATGGTTTTGATGATGATGAAACTGAGGTTGTGATAAATTCAAACCTAGACTTTTCTAAAATTAGAAACAAGTTCTTTGAACTTTATCCTACTAAAATATTCCCCGAACCAATGTTATATTATTTACCTCATTACGTTTAGGATTATTATCCCGTCCTAACAGTCGGGATTTTTTATTTACATTTGACAAAACTAAAATCATGGAACATATTAATATTGTGCAATCTAAAGACTGTCTAGATGATTCGGATTATCAAATAATAGGCGCATTTAAACCTTCAGTAAAAGGATTTTCAGGAAACTTAGATCTATTGAATAAGATTCTAAAAGATTATTTTTCAGAGTATAGCATAACTGAAACCGATCAAATTGAAGATTCTGGAATTGAAATAAGAATGACTATTGATTGCGATAAATCTATTTATAAAATATTAGTCACTAGTGAGGAAATAATAAAAGAAAATCAATAACAGATGAAAGAAGAATTATTAACAGGGACAGCAAAAGATCATTTTTTATCATGGCTAGATTTGCAAGATCTTGCGCCATATCGGGTAATGTTTGACAGTATTCCGGAATTTATCCAATTGGCTTATATTGTTCAATGGCTAGATACCGTAAAGCTAAGAATTTGCATAGAGCCTATTTTGGGCGGAGAGTTTAGGGTTTTTGCATTATACAAAAGCGAACACACTTGGATTGACGACAGGTACTCAGATAGAACTTCCGCTACAAAAAACATTATTCAGAAAGCAAACGAAATTTATAACCAATGAAAAAAATAATCCTATTCCTACTCCTGCCAATATTCGCAGCAGCCCAATGGAAACCAATCCAAAGCAAAAACAACGATGGTGTTTATTACGAACTGAACAAAAACGCGATTACAAAGCAGATCAGTAAGAAATTAGCCGTTTTCCCAGATTCAAAAGGTAACTTAGACAAATACACCTTAACTGAATTTTCAAACTTTGAAACGCCAAATCCTGATTATAAAGCATACATCGGAAAATCCGGAAATAAAACGGTTTACATTTCCACAAATCCGAACGGTGTTTCAGTTGTAAGCGATTCTTTAAATACCATTTTAGAGCCTGTTTCTGGCAATATTTACAAGCAGACAAAGAAATCAACAGAACCGAAAGATTTTGAATGTGGTACGCCTTACGATGCTAAATCGATACGTTCAGCAACAACAGCGCAAAACAAATGGGCGGCTGATGACGGTAAATTAAGAACGTCCCGAGTTGCAATGGCATCGCCAGGAGAAACAACGGCTTTTTATGGCGGGGTTAGTCAGACGTTGGCGGCTTGGAATGAAATGCTAACTATCCAAAACGCGATTTACTTTAACGATCTTGGGATTTGGTCGGTCATTGCTTCGGGTTCTGAAAACCTGATTTACACGAACGCCGCGACCGATCCATTTACGAGTATTTCTACAAAGGCAGCAGATCAGCAAAAGTTATTCGATACGAGAATTGTAACGGCCAATTATGACTACGGATTGGTTATTTACAAATCGACTTCAAATCGCGGTAATGCTGGCGGGATCGCTACAATAGGACTGCCATTGACTAAAGGAACAAATGTAATTGATGCGATTTCTCCGCGTGGATTAACTTTTGTAGTTGATTACATTTGTCACGAAGTAGGGCATCAATTCGGGGCAACGCATACGCATACCGTTTCAACTGAAGGAGCGGCACAAATGGAACCAGGATCAGGAAGTACGATTATGGGTTATGCAGGAATTACAGCGTACAATGTACAAGCGCATTCAGACGCTTATTTTCATGCTATCAGCATTCAGCAAATCACAGAATTTGTAAAGTCAAAGCCTTTGATTGGTCGGACCACTATTACAGGAAATACGCCGCCAACGGTTAACGCAGGGATTGATATTATCGTTCCAATAAACACACCATTTGAGTTGACCGCAATCGGATTTGATGCTAATGGCGATAAGCTTACATATTGCTGGGAACAATTCGATCGCGGTTATGTGGCGAGTAATATACCTGAATTAAATACAACTGTTAGCGGTGTATTGCAGAAATCAGAACCGCCAACAAAAGATCCTAAACGTATTATAGAAAATAAGGGTAAATGGTGGGCGTTGGCAAAGAAAGCCCGAATAATGAATTTCAGGTGTACCGTTCGCGACGGAAAAGGCGCAACAAATACTGATGATATTAAAATCACGGTAAAAGGCGATCCGTTTTTAATTACGGCGATTTCGCCACTTTTAAAATCCGGCATCGATTACAATCTAACGTGGACTATCGGAGGCTCAACTACGCAATTTATCAGCATCGGGATTATATCAAACGGACTCGAAAGAGTCTTGATTGAATCAACGCCCAACGATGGATCAGAAAACATTACAATTCCAAACACACCAGGCATAGCACAATTCATTATACGACCGATCGGAAACGTTTACTTTGCCAAATCCAATGAGTTTACAATTGAAAGCCAATCGAATGCGCCTGTTTTATCTTATACTATTCTATCAGGTAGTAGCATTCGATTGAATTGGACGCAGCCGGTTGGATTTACTCAAACGAGTTTCAGTATTTATCAGAACCCAACTTGTGATAATAACGATCCGGGCGGCAATCCCTGCGAACACTATTTAGGCACGACAAACGGCAAATCATTTTCATATACAGTTAATAATGTGAAATCAGGATATACTTACGTTGTGAAAGGGAAAAACGCTGCGGGTGTGCGTACTGAAAAAAGTAATACCGTTGTGGTTGTTTTTTGAGAAATGTTTTGTATGTTTGCGATACTGTTTGGCTCGACACTCACGGTTAAAATTAAGAAAAACTAATCTTAATTGGATAAAGGCGTAGTTTCTGTCGAGGATTCTGCGCCTTTTTCTATTTTACAAAATTTATTATGAGTACAATCACAAAAGCTATCGCATCAGAAGTTGCGATAAAATTAGTTCAAAAAAAGTCTGAAGCGATTTCAGTAATGGAAAAAGAGCTTAATGAAAAAATTACGGCAGCTTATAAGGCTAAAATCCCTAATGATGTTTTATTAATGTGGAAAGAAAAACCTGATTGGATGGAGTTAATTCAATCCGTTCAGCTTCACGGGAATGGTTGGAATTGGCAAAACTTTAAATTAACCGAGAGACTTCCTAAAAATCAATCAAAAGGGAGAACATTTACGCCAGACAGCAAAACGGCAGATATGTTAATAAAACTTCGAGATAAAATTGAAATTCATGCTGAAAAAATGAGGAAAACCGTAAAAGAAATTGAGGTTACTTTATTTGGGCTTAGGACTTACAAAAGAGTTGAAGAAAATTTTCCAGAAGCTTTTGCCTTGTTGCCTGCAAAAATAAGTACTGCCCTAAGTACGGACATTTCAGCGTTGCGAAGCGAAATTAAGAAAGTTCCATAATTTTCCCTACATTTACACTTTCATAATGATTGTTTTGAAATCCTTACTTTTAACCGAGTAAGGATTTTTTTGTTATATTTACAATCTAAACTATTTATTATGTCAAAACCAGCAATATTTAAATTAAAACAGAATTGGCGAGGTCATTGGCGTTGGCAATTGAAATCAGCGCATAACGGTAAGATCATCGGCGCAAGTTCTGAGAGCTTTAAAAATCGAGGCGATTGTATTGATAACGCGCTATTGAATTTGACCGGATTGCAAAACGCTAATCTGGAAAACCTATGAAGGAGCTACTTTCAAACATAAGTAAAACCCTATTCGCCTCAAAGGGAATGCTGCATTTAATTGTAGCTACTGCATTTATTTACGACTTCATGTATTGGGGCGCAGTACCGCATAAAAATCCGCAATTAGTTTGGCACGATGCCTTTAAAACCCTTTACGAGTTGGGTGCTGAAAAATACTTCATTTATACTTTTATCATTCTGTTAGTAGCATTTGTTTACGAAATGATGCAGCGCGATATTTTCAATGCTATATTTCAGAAATGGGATGTGTTTTGTTCTGCTATGGGCGCGCCGGTCGCTTTTATTCTCTGGGCAATTGTGCCAGGATCCGAAATACTTTTTTACATTTGTTTGGCGATCTGTATATTTCCGGTCGTTCAGTTTATTTATTGGTTAATTAAAAGAAAAAGATAATGAGAAATTGGAGGACTTCATTAGCATCAATCGTTACGGCTTTAGGATTAGTTCCTGCCGCGATTCAACAATTAGGATTAGAAGTAGTACCGAATTGGCTTAAAATAGTCGGGTTGGCAGCTACTTTTTTCGGTACTATAGGAATTGGTTTGTTAGCAAAAGATAAAAACGTTACGGGCGTAGGAGAAACCGCACAGACAAAAGCAGAAATTGATAAGCAAACAGACGATCAGTATGAAAGATAATATCCCGTACGATTACGATGGAGAAACCGATTTCTACGAATAGCCCAATTTAAAAGTAAATGCCTCAATTATCCGATTTATTTAATTTTGCCAATTTCACGGATCGGAAAAAGTTTACTATTCTGGTTGTTGGAATGGTCTTATATTTTGGTTGGGCAAATGACAGGTCAGCCAATAAGATCCAGGAGCTTGCAGATAAAAGATATAATAGTTTATTCATTTTATATAACGAAGTTAGGTCAGACAATAAAGAACTTCGCAAAGAGAATAAAGCGTTGTTAATCGAAAACAGCCTTTTTTACAAGATTGGCACTCCGAAAATGGATAGCATAAAGACCGACGTCAAGACTATAAAATCGAAATTAAATATTAAATGATGAAACTCTACGAAATATTATTAATGGTTATTGTTTTAGTTGTCTGCACCAGCGAAACGCCGCATATTGCTAAAGAAAAACCAAAGACTTATATTTCTGTAATTGATCCGTTGGATGCGTTGAGGCTGGAATACAACTGTTATAAGAACGAATTCAGTAAAGCTGAGCAACAGGCGTACATTAGCACAAAAGAACTTAAAGAGGCTTTGCAATGACAAAGCCCGATTTGGCTTGCCGTAATATTATTCGCGTGTGCTGCGGGTATATTTTTTGCAATCGGATTGGGTATTTATTGGTTAATTGATGATTTAATTTGGAAATGGAAATATGAAACTCACAAAAAACTTTAGCTTATCGGAATTTGATTGTCATGATGGTACAAAAGTGCCAGAAAAATACATTCACAATGCGCAGGAAGTCGCAAACAACTTACAAGTCCTTCGCGATCATTTAGGCGTTCCTGTATCAATTACTGGCAGCGGTTATAGAACTGCGTCACATAACAAAAAGGTTGGAGGCGCAAAAAATAGCCAGCATTTGACTAGTTCCGCGGCTGATATTAACGCAAAAGGATTAACTCCTAAAGAATTGGCTTTTGCAATCGAAACTTTAATAGCTGCTAAAAAAATGAAACAAGGCGGTTTAGGCATTTACCAGAACTTCGTGCATTACGATATTCGCGGAACAAAGGCAAGATGGTAAGATAAACCTAAATACTTTACATAAAATATTATTGACGATCAGATACCGATAATATGACTCAAACGCTCCTTAATTGGGGCGTTTTTGTTTTACTTAAAAATAATTAAATAAAATTGCTGTAATATAAAAGTATTTATTATATTTGTACTCAATAACATTTAAAAATAAAAATTATGACTGAGTTTTTAGGAAAAAGAGTTCTTGTTTTGGAAAAATCAGGATATTCTGGTTCAAGAGTTAGTGTAGAGGAGTTTAAAATACTCGAAGTTAGCCCAAGCGGAAAGTGGATTAAAGTTCAAAATATACACGGATCTAAATTCTGGAAATCAATAGTAGATGTTCAGCCAGTTGAAATTTTAGAAGATAAAATGCCTTATTCAAAATAAAATGGGAAGAAAAACAATACCACACCAAGAGAAAATAACAATCGTTAGATCGGCTGTTAAAAATAAAGTAGTAGAGAAGCTAGGGGGCGAGGAGAAAGCGCAGGAATTCGCGACTAAATCGCTAAATACCGAATACGAAAGGCTGTCCGGCATTTCAAACAATTAAATAAAGGGGATTATTATGGAAAATAACAGTCTTAGAACAGGAAATTATGTTTGGGAAAATTACGGCGGTATTTATATAGTCCGTGAGATTAGAGAAAAAGAACTTATAATTTCCAAAACAAAAACAACAATCGCGGTCGGATATAAATATTCTGAAATAAAAGGTATTGAGCTAAATGATAAATTGCTCTTAAGTTTTGGATTTGAATTAGTAGAGGATAATTTTCACTTTTATGATAAAGGATTCAGTTTAGATATAAATGGATCAATAACTCGGTTTTGGTTAAATGAAACAGTAGTTGACATTAAATACGTTCATCAACTGCAAAACCTATACTTTGCATTAACTCAAAAAGAATTGCCTTTAACCGATGCTTTGCCATCACAAAAATAATAGGGGATGAAAACACTACACCTACCTTTAAAAAAGAAGTGGTTCGATATGATTTTGTCGGGCAAAAAGACTGAGGAATATCGGGAGATAAAATCGCATTGGAATCAAAGACTTATTGAATATTTTGATTTGGATGGAGCAATATTTGAATCATTCGACACAGTCACATTCAAAAACGGTTATCAAAGAAACGCGCCGGAAATGATAGTTGAATTCAAAGGCATCGATATTGGCGAAGCTAAACCCGAATGGTCGGAAAATTGGCAAGGCGATGTTTTCAGGATCAAACTCGGGGCTGTTTTATCAACTAATAATTTAAAAACTGAATAAGGATGTCATACAAATTAGCAAAAAAAGCATATACAATCGATTTGGGAAAAATCGACGAAGGTTATTGTTATTCAAAAGAGATTGTTTATGCTGAAAATCTTAATAAGGCAAAATCGGCGCTTTTGAAAGTCATTAATAATGACAATTACAGTTTGAGGTTTTCAGACGAGGAAATTTCATATTTAAACATTCCGGTTGTTCGCGATGAAGAATCAGACTTATACAATTTTGAAGACAAAGAACTTTCGTTGTACAGCATAGATGAATTGTTAACCGAGCGTAGCCGTAAAGAATCGTTAGACCAGATTTTTAATGACGAAAATATTTCGCATTGCTATATCTTGAAAGGAATGTATTATCGCCCAAATTGGGCTGGATATACTGATTTTAAATCACGTGCCGGAGTGTATGATAAAAAAGAAGCAGTTAGCCATGCAAGAAGTGTAAGAGAAATTTCAATTATACCAATCGAGGTTGAAACTCACAACGAAATGATTGAAAAAGAAATATCTGAATTAAAAAGCAGATTGATTGCTAACCTCCAACCACACAGTTAACAAATAAAGAAAATGGGAAGAAAAATAACTTTAGATAAAAATTGTCATTGCCATACTTGCGGAAAAGATTTTCATTATTTGGGAATAAACCGGCATACGGCAATGCATCGAGATAAAAAACAAGATTGCAAAGTTACTTATACTTACGGCAACACCAAAAACTACAAATTTTCTAAATCATAACATCATGGATAATACAACGAAAGACAAATGCACATTATCAAATTCAGAAATTGTGCAGCGGGCAAATGAATTAGTTAATAAACTTGCAAAAACAGGCGGAAAATCCTGGTCACTTCAAGTTCCTGTTAATTTCAATCGAGATCCCGATATGCTTTTCATTGAATTAGGAAAACGACTTTTGGAAACGGAAACCCGCTTAACCCAATTCGAGGAAATGAAAACGGCTTTAGAGAAGATTATAAATTATCAACAACCATGCACAAAAGGAGAATGTAGAGATTGGATAGAAAGCGTAAGAAATATATGCTCAAAAACCCTCGCCTCACTCCCAACAACCAAACCAAGCCGCGAACAAGAATACAAAACCGCCCTTGAAAAAATCGCCAAATTAGACTACGACGAAAGCAAAAACATCAATGCTGTTGATAGACTTATCGAAGTTAATTTCATTGCTAGAACGACTTTAAAACCTTAACCAATGACAACAAAAACGGTATTACACCACTATTTAGGAACGGGCTTGAAATTTGAAGACTGGTCGGGTCAAATTAACGAACTCAAAAGTGTTTACTTTTACGAAAAAGGAGATATTTTCGTTAACGGTTACAGCCTGATTGAAGTTAAACCCGCACTTCACAGCATGAACCGCCTAACGCAGCCGCTTGAAAATGGAGATATTCCGATATTGATGCTGGCTAAGATTGCGTTTCCTGAACAAGACTGGAAGTTAGTTGACAAATGTGCTAAATTTAATAGATATTACTCATTCTTTTATTCCGAAGGATTTCAATTAGTATATAATGGAATTCATCTCCGAGTAAACAACCAGTTAGAGTGTTTCCAATACCTAATCAACAACCACTTCAATTGTTTTTCGCTCCCAGAATCGGAATACATAGAAAAATCAACTTTAAAATAATTGTTTCCCTTATCAATAAGGGAAACAATTTACCAAAACCTTTCACAGTAACAATTAAACTTAAATTATGAGAAATAACGAATTCTTAAACCAGTCAAAGAAAATATCCAAAGAACTTAAAGAAATTTCTTCAAAATTAGAATCAGAAGGCGTTAAAGGTTTTCACGATAAAGCTAGAGCCGAAATAAACAAGAAGTACGGAAAGTTTTGGCGAGAAAAACTTAGAATCGAAGATGCAAACGCTAATGGAGAAAGTTTTGGAAAAATGAGTTATTACTAACCACTCCCTAAACGGGTGTAAAATTAAATAGATATGACAGCAGGAAATTGGATTGAAGTCGATAAAAAATTACCAAGCAATGGCGATGCAGTTATTTTTGGAGCAAACAATATTTCAGATTTACAAAACAGACTTTGCAAACCGATGGTAATGGCCGGGTGGTATATGAATGGTTTTTATTCTTATCTGACAAAGGAAAAATTAAAAGCTACACATTGGATGCCGATGCCAATTTTGAAAAATGGATTTTAAACCTTAGACTAAACCCGCGAGATTATCGCATTAACTATTAACCCTAATAAATAAAGAGTATGATTTACAAATTAAGTTTTGACGATGGAAGGATTGACTGGTGTACTGCAAAAGATCAGCTGGATTTGATAAAGTCTTATGATTTATATTTTGATCTTCCGATTCAGGAAATCGAAAGCCTGGAAGAAATCACAGAAGATGAAGCTAAAAAAATCATGGTAAAAAATACAGAATTCATTCCAGAAGAAATATGCCTTTTTGATTTAGCAGTTGGGGAAAATTTTGCAATTATCGCATCAACCGAATTTTTAGACTAAATAACCAAAAACACCCGCCAGCACTTAACCTTAAAACGGCTAGAATGTGGTATTCTGAGAGTTGATTGGCGGGTTAATTTTAAAACAATAGAAAAGATGAAAGTAAAAGACATTAAGATTGGGTTTAAATTCAATCACGGAACAAAAGGAGAAGGGATTATAATTGCTGCAACTCCTAGAACGCTAACTGCAAAATTCAAGATATGCATCACTAAGGTAAGATACTATAAATCTGATGCCGATTTTTCAATAAGCGACTTTTAAAACAAAAAATATGGAACCACAAACTAAAATACCGCGCATTTACATTTGGCTACCGATAATCTTCGGGTTGATCGCGCTTGGCTGTTATATCGAGGTTAGGCGATTGGAGAATAAGATTGTCGATATACAGACCAAAGAACTGCTTCGTAAAAATGATTCGGTATCCGATTTATTAGATCAAAGAACATCAGAATTTAAAAAGCAAATTTCAGAGGCTAAGCAGGGCGGGAAGGATGCAGTATCGATTTCCAAATCCATCAACGAAAAGAAAATAGTAAAAAAACAATTTGTAAAACCATCCTTAGACAGTAGTTATAGGGATATATTAAATTTGCCATGAGAGAAATTAAGTTTAGAGGATTGAGTGTTGAAAATAACGAATGGGTTTATGGCGTTCCGTTTTTTGTTGAAACCAAATGTTTCATTATAAATAACTGCCAATCGGTAAACCTAACAGATAATGATTCAGTTTTTAATGGCGTAGAAGTTATTCCTAAAACCATAGGTCAGTTCACTGGTTTGTACGCGATTAAAAAAAGACAACTTTACGAAGGAGACGTTGTTAAATGGGGACATTTGAGGAACTCTTCGAGAGAGATAACCAATAGAGTAGCGGTAATTGAAATTGGCCCAGATATAAAATTCAATGCTAAAAATGTAAGCCATGTTTTTGAATACGGGAGTTTTGCTTACGCAGAAACTACCGATAAAGATTTAGAATTGATAGGAAATATTCATCAAAATCCATCGCTATCATGAAAACCATCCTACTCCTACTCCTAACAATCCCCGCGTTTTCACAATCGGTAAACGATCCTGATTTCTGCGAGAAGATAAAAGCTAAATTACCTTCGATTTCCCGCGTTATTTTCGAGCGAAACGAATTACTTATCGAAGTTGATACGTTAAAGGCGCAAAAGACTCAAATGCACGCCATAACGGTTAATACAGTTGCAAAGTATGATCGGGCTTTGGATAGTATCGCTGATTTGGACGTTCAAAAGGATCTTCTTTGGCAAATGAAACTGGACAATGCGGTAAAAATTGAAGCGGTTAAGAATGATCGGCCTGTCCCGTGGTATAAACACCCGATATTTTACGGATTTTTGGGTCTGCTAGGCGGACTGTATATTGCAAAATAATAAAGTGGTCGATTTTGACCACTTATAACTTAATTATATTTATAAATTATGGCAAAGAAAAGGAAATACACGAATTTTAGAGAAGAACCTGTAAGGTTTGAATGCACGAAGCGTAAATGCAAATGGCAGGGATTGGATTCTGAAAAGGAACAAAAAAGCACTGATCCTGAATATAAAATTTACGAATCAGTTTGCCCAAATTGCGGCAATAATGAGTTTTATGGACTATTAGAATAACAACAGACTGAAATAAATACCACTTTAAAGCCATCGTAATTGTTGGCTTTTTTAAATTTTAACAGTTTTTATTTGTACACTATGAAAATATAGTGTAATATTGCTGGTATAGAAATCAACACTTAAAATAAAAATTATGGATTTGTACACAGAAAAAAACATTGACTTATCTAAATTGTCAAAAGCAGATTTGAAAGACTTAATCGCTCAATTAGAGTTAGGAATGAAAATGCTAATTACTGCTGGAGATATAGTCAAAATCGACAAACTAAACGATTTAATTGGTGAAATTATCGATTTATACATTTCTAAATAATGAAATTACTACACCTTTACGCAGGATTAGGAGGCACAACCGACTTGTTGGACGAAAACAAATTCGAGATTACACACATCGAATTGAATCCAAAGATAGCAAAAGTATTGCAGGAAAGAAAGCCAAACCAAAAAGTAATAATTGCCGATGCGCATCAATTTCTTTTGGAAAACTACAAAGATTTTGATTTTATTATTAGTGGAATTCCTTGCCAAACACATTCTAAAATGAACCGCGCAACACGTCACAATATGGTAAGGTTTGCCGATGGAAGGCTATTTGAAGAAATAATTTTCCTTAAAACTTATTTTAAAGGAAACTGGTTTGTTGAAAACGTTGTCCCTTATTACGAACCCTATGGAAAACCTACAAAAATTGGACGGCACTTGTTTTGGTCAAACTTCGAGATTCCGGAAATGATCGATGCGCCAAAGTCGCCAAAAGGAATGATGAACCTTGCGACGGTAGGGCAAAAAAAGCAGATGATGGACTGGCTAGGTATTCATTATGAAGAAAATATTTATTATGACGGAAATCATTGTCCTGTGCAAATCCTTAGAAACTGTGTGCATCCAAAATTAGGACTTCATGTTATAATGAGCGCATTTAAATAATAACCTATGAACTACAAAGACCACATCTTACAATTAATAACGGATTCTAAAATATCCGATCAGGACGCGGCCGAGGCAATGGGAATAAAAGTCCAAACGTTTCGCGACAACAAAAGCGATAAAAGGAATCGCAACAACTTCACAGAAAAGAACTACAACGATCTTAAATCATTCTTAGTAGATCACGGCAACAAACTGATGCGGTTGCTTCAAGAAAAAGCATTGGATAATTCATCTAAATTAAAATAAATTATGGAGAATCTTAAAGATGGAGATATAGTAATCGCGCCTAATGGTTTTGAAGAAAATATTTACGTTACTTCTGGAAAAGAATATATTGTTAGCGAAGTTTCGATAGGAGATTTAATGACTGATTTTAACATAACGAATGACTTAGGAAGCACGAGCTATTGTCTGCTGAAAGACTGCGCCTATATTGATAATCTAAATTGGATAATTAAAAAGAATAACCCGAAAAAATAACAATCTTTCAAAACTAACATTATGATAACGATTAACGAAAATTTCAAGATTAACACAGACGGAAACGGATGTACTTTGATTCACACAGAAAAGAAATTCAAAGTAAACAAAGATACAAACCTTGCAGAACCTTACGAATCCACGCAGGAGTATCATTTCCTTAACGTAGAGCAATGTTTAAACAAATACCTTGACTTGGTTGTTGAGCCTTGCTTAGATGTAATAAACGTATTGGCCGCAATACAACAAGGTAAGTTAGAAATTAAAACCGCTTGCGAAAAGGAAGCATTAAAAAAATAGAGTTATGAGCGTAGAAGATGAAAAACAATTAGAATTAGAAGTAAAGCATATTTTTGATTCAGGAGCAAATGAAATTAGAATTGTCGAAATGGTAAAGTTATTCATAGACAAAAGATATTTCACAAAAGAACAGGTGGATGAATTTTGCAACGATGCTTATCAAGCCGCCGCAAGCAATATCAAACATATGTAACCATGCCAGACCCAACCCTAACACCAGATAAAAAATAATAACTTTTCAAAACTAACAAAATGAAAAATATAAACATAGAATTAAAAGACGGAAAATGGCTTGTAAACGGCAATCCGTATGCTTCAATGACTTTAACAGAGCGTGAGTTTTTCCACAGGTTTTTAGACGAAGTTAAAATTTCAAGTGGTTTATTGTTGGCCCAGCCGAAAACCGTAAAAGAATCAATTCAGCAAATTAAAGAATTGGTTAGTAAAATCGATATTAACGATCCTGTTTTCGATAAGCCGCTTTCTGAAATTGAAACCAACTACGAAATCGTAACCTAATGGACACCTACACCGAACACAACTCAAATAACCCGATCAACCAACCCGATCCGGAAACGCTAAATGCAGCCTGTTTAAACGAAGCAATTGATAATTACATTGAAACGCCTAGTTCATCTGCTTTAGAAGAATTACGGTATTATCAGGAAGTACAGGCAAGCGCATTGCGGGAACTTAGAACGCAGATAGAAGGAATGGAAAGCGGCTGGAAAACAATTTTAAAGAGAATTTTAAATAAAATCAATTAATTATGAGTACAGATAAATTGAACTTATACCAAAAGCTGGCTGAGATACAAAGCAAAGTACTTGGTTTGGGTAAAGACAAAGATACTTCTTCACAATACAATCCGAAAGGTTACAAATACGTAACCGGATCAAAAGTTCTTGAAAACGTAAAGCCTCTGATGGTGGAACTCGGGATAATCTTAAAACAAGAAGTCTTATCGATTGAAAACGTTCGTCAAGACTATGCCGTTAAATCAGGTCAAAAATCCGAAATACTATCAAAGGTAATGATGCGTTTCACTTGGGTAGACGTTGATTCTGGCGACAAAGACGAAAACCTTTTCGGTGCTAACGGTCAAAATGATTGGGACAAAGGCGTTGGTTCTGCTTTAACGTATGCGGAGCGTTACTTCTTGCTTAAGTATTTCCACATCAATACTGACGAGGACGATATAGACAATCCAGAACGCAAGACACAGGAAGAATCTCAGCCGCTTTCAAACGAGCAAAAAATACGCAATGCAAAGGATTTAAGCAACCTTGCCGAGATTTGGAAGTCTATACCTCCCGGATTAGAAAAAGACGCTTTAATGCCCGCAAAAGAGGAAATGAAAATAGCACTAACACCAAAGGAGTAATGGGAGCAACAAAAGAACTATTGCTTAGGATGTCTGAAGAACATTTCTTAAGCATTCCAGGAGAAATAAGAGAGCGGTTTTTAAATGCAAAGCGGGTAGATTCTGAAAACAGCGACTGGGCGGAGAACATGAAAGATCCGCATTTTGCTAAATTGTACGATGAATTGAAACACGCAAAAAAGCATTTGGAAGAACGCCAGTTTCAGTTACGGGAAGAACGCATAAAAAATAACTTAAATAAATAACAACAATGGAAATTTCAGGAACTATTAAAGAATTAAAACAAACGCAGCAAGTGTCTGCATCTTTTCAAAAAAGAGAACTCGTAATTACAACGGATGAGCAATATCCGCAGCAGATCATGATTGAATTCGTACAGGACAAAACCGACTTATTGAACGGGTATAAAGTTGGGGAATCCGTTAAAGTTGGTATCAATTTGCAGGGACGCGAATGGATCAACCCACAAGGCGAAGCGAAATATTTTAATAGCATTAAGGGTTGGAGAATCGAAAAGGATCAAACAACGGCACAAACACCTTCTAAATCATTTACCCCTGCGCCAAGTTTTACCGAAGAAGAACACGACGATCTACCGTTCTAATGCTAATACCTTCTAAAATAAACAGCCTGTCCTACGTTGAAATCGAATCAGAAGGAAATGGAATACAGGCTTTAATAAACGAGTTGGAGCGTATTAAACACAATCCGCACAAACAGCACTTAATAGCCGTTAAAAACTGTGCTGAACACATTGCAAAGTATCAGGTAGTTTCAAGGTTTGAGAAGCTTAAAGGCATTTATTACAACTACGCAAAAAAGCTTTGGTATGCTGAGAAAATGATAAAAGGCAAACTTCGAGTTGTTAAATACGGAGTTGATCGAAATGAAGTTATTTTAGCTTACAAAGATTATTTACAAAAAAATTTCCCTACCTTTCCAACTTAATAATTTGGTTTAGCCGGGTAGAAATATCCGGTTTTTTTGTTTGATTATTAGAATAATTTACTATATTTGTATTCGAGATCATCTACCTCATTTAAGACTTTAGGTTAACCACCATTAACCAAGAACAACCCTTAAGAACCGAGTAGATGCGGCTATTAAGGGTTTTGTTTTTTAATAGTTTACTGGAACTTAAAACCTTTATAATTATGGCAAAATTCGATTTAACATTCGGAGATTCCGAATTCGACTACATTACTATTCAATGCAAGAAAATTGAAAACCCACAAGGGATTTTAATATGCATAAATCAAGGGCTTTCCTTAAAGCAAATTAGGCTTGACAAATCCACCGCGATAAAATTCGCTAAAACACTTCGTACTGAAATTAATAAAATTACAGAAAGCGAGGTTAAAAATGTCCGATAAGTTAGGATTCACTTTCTACCCAAAAGATTGGTGGACTTCTGAAAGCTTCTTTGAATTGAACCCACATCAAAGATACATTTATCTTGAATCTTTGTTCATTATGTACTCCAATGATGGTCTGATGAAAACCCAAAAAACCCAGTTTGAAAACCGAACACGAATTGAAATATCGGCTGAAGATTGGAAAATAGTTACAGATAAGTTCATTTTAGAGAATGGAAATTTTACGCACCCTTCTGTAAACAAAAGGCTAAGAAAAACCCTTGCTAACAGGGAAAATGGAAAAAAAGGAGGGCGACCAGAAAAACCCAAAGAACCCAAAAAAGAAACCCAAAATAACCCACCTTTAGAAAGTGAAAGAGAATATAAAGAGAATATAAGTGAATTAGACAACAACGACCCTTTGGTTATTAAACATAATTCTTACTCTAAACAATGCTTGGAGCAACCGACGTGGATCGAAACAATCGAAATGCAAAAAGTAGTTTTAAAAGGCAAGACCGAAATAGCTCTTAAAAACTTCAACTTGCATTTGATTTCCCAGTCTGAAAATAAAACTACCCTGAAAGATTACAAAAGTCATTTTGTTAATTGGATGAACAAACGAAATCAGCAAAAGGCAGTTGAGGCAAATAATGATCCGAAAAAACTATTATTATAATGGGAAGTTGGAAAGACCACAATGCAATACAAAGAATCTTCAATGTATTTCAAAAGAATAAAGACCGAGTTTATCCGCAGGACATTGAAGCCTTAAAACATCTGAACGAAATTGTCGAATCCAGTGCAAAATCGGTTACAGTTGATAATATCCTTTTTGCTAAACTTCTTTGCTGCATGATGCGTTATCATGTGCAGTACTACGGAAACATCAGGGACGCTAAAATGCAAATGGCGCATGATCTAAAAACAAACATGGATGTTCATTTATTTTCGCTCACAAAGGCTTTAAACGAATCTGATAAAATAGCATTCTTTGATACGATTAAAGAAAATGAAATATCCCAAAACCAACAGGCGATCATTGATAAATTAAATACCAACTGGAGTATTGAAAATGTTTCAAAAAGCTTTTACAAAACCTGCAACGACTTTATAACCGACATAGAAAATTATGGCTGAATTAAACTTTGATAACCTGGAAAAAGGAATTGCGCCAGAAGTAGACTATTCTCAAATAGCTTATTCGTGCTTAGTTGATTTGTCGGAAGAAATGCAGAAGCCGGAAATCCTGCTTTCGATCGGAAAACATGAATACAAGGGCGTTTGGTATGATACACCAGTAATGACGGCTAGCGAGTTTTCTGCTATTGTCGCGGTATCAAAAGCGAAAAAGTCTTTCATAAAATCTGCCTTTTTAGGCTCTTACATTGGCGGGCAGTCAAGCGTGTTGTTTCCGAACATTAAAACGCACCGAGACGCTGAATACACGATTTTGGACTTTGATACAGAGCAGGGACGCTATTACACCCAACGCACATTTAGACGGGTGCAGGAGATAACAGGCACGTTATACGATCATTACAAAGGCTATGCAACCAGACACTTATCTTCGCCTGAAAGATTGGGATTAATAGATTATTGCCTTAAAAACCAAAACACACTTTACAAAAAGCCTGTAAAATTGGTATCGATCGACGGTATTGCTGATCTTGTAGAGAACACCAACGACATTGTAATGAGTAAAGAGGCGGCTGATTACATCATGAAATGGACTTATGAGTATAACATACACGTAACAGCAGTAATTCACAAAAGCGCAGTTACAGGAAAGCCTTTAGGTCATTTGGGAACTTATGTTTTGAAGAAAGCCGAAAGCGTCATTAATCTGGAGGTAAACGATGATAAAACAGTTACAGTTTCAAATCCATATTCACGCGGTTATCATTTTGAAGACTTTACTTTCGATATCAACAAAGATGCATTGCCATACCTGATTGAAGAATTTTAAAACTAAAATATATGAACACACAACAAGACATTTTCGGAGGCTTACCACAGCCAAAGACCAACACGCAGGAAATACTTCTAACTTTAATCAACACCGGATCAGTTTCGATTATGGAATTTCCATGGCTTTCAGGATTCAGAACCAGAGTAAGTGAATTAAACCGTAAAGGATTAAATTTGGTTTGCGAGCGTAAGAACAAAAAGAACAAGTTTGGCAATACTTTTACTTATGTGGTGCATAAACTGCCGGACTCAGAGATTACCAAAGCGAAAGAAATGTATTTACAATTACCATTTTAAAAATATAAAATATGAAATTAATAGGAGGTTATCAGGACACTAGAACTAATGGGGAAGATTTGGCTATTACACCATACCTATTTAGGGTAAAATCGATTGGAAAGATTGTAAAAGTGTATGGTATTGGGGTTTGTTTCGGGTATTGGTCTATTTATTTGGGTTTAGGGTTTGGAATTCCAAAAGGCCATCCAAGATTTAGTGTATTAAAATGAAAATCCTAGTAGCCAAAACAATAAACGGATTCTTAAAACCCGCTTATGATTCCGATCACGAGCAGTTTGGTAAAATGCCTTTAAACGAGGTTTTTGAAATCGAATATAAGAAAGTCCGTAATCCTAAATTTCATCGCTTATTTTTCGCCATGCTAAAATTGTGTTTTGAAAATCAGGATAGTTACCGTAACTTAGAAGACTTACGTCACGATGTAACTATTGAAGCGGGATTTTATACCGAAGTTGTGAATGTAATTACCGGCGAGATCAGGAAAAAACCAAACTCAATTTCATTTTCGACTATGGATGATACCGAATTTGCAGAAGTTTACACCGCGGTTCGTGATGTAATCGTAAGGTTTTTAGGCATTGAATCTGAAACGTTAGAAGAAGAACTACAACAATATTTTTAATTATGGAAAAACGGACTGGAAAAACAAAAAGCTTAATTTACAAAGGTGTTTATAGAGTTCGATCTCATGGAAAATATATTTGGAGAGCTGAAAATAAAAAATTTAAATTTAGTCACCCTTTTGAAACAGAAAGAGAAGCAGCTATTGCTTATGACAAAGTTTTAATTAATAATCAAAAAGAACCGGTTAATATTTTAAAAAAGAAAAATGATTAAGCAAAAGAAATGTTTCGGTCAGGGACTTGCAAAAGGTCACGGATGCGGAAAATTAACCAACGTTGAAAATCGTGTTTACGGTTTATGCAAATCAAAATGTTATCCAACATGGCTGCTTACGACGGATAATGGCAAACTTAAAATGCAAAGATCGATTTTAAAGGTTCAGAAGCCACGAATTGAAGCCGAAGCATACGCAAGTGAGTATAAAAGCAAAAACGCGCTTAAAACGGCTCACACGAATACTAGAATGCAAGTACACGCATTTGTTAGGGAACGCGACAAGGGAAAACCTTGTATTAGTTGCGGTGCGCCCTGGCAAAATTCATTTCAAGCTGGGCATTTCTACAAGTCTGAAACCTTCACAACATTAAAATATCATGTGGACAACATACACGGACAATGCGAACGCTGCAATTTATTCCTAGAAGGAAACTTTGATAATTATTCATTGAGATTGCCAATCCGGATTGGTCAGGAAAGATATAGCGCACTCGTTGAACTTGCGTCCATCGACAAACAAGCGCAAAAAGTTTGGACATTAGAAAACTTAAAAGAAGTAAGAAAAAACCTAAAATCATAACACAATGACCCAACAACAAATAATAAACCATATCCACTACATAGCCACATCTATCAGGCAGCTACAAAAAAGAAAGGATAAGGCAGAAACGGCCGAACGCGAATATTCGCCGAAGAAAGAAGCTAAAAGTTGGGCGATATCCGAACTGATGGAAAAAGAAAAAGACGAATTAAGAAAATACGTAAATAAATTATTATGACAAACCAAGAAAAAGACCTAAAAAACGCACGGGAGTATTTGGATTATCGATATCCGGAATTACAAGAAGAATTATTTCATGTATATTCATTATCTAGTAAAAGTCCAAAATACACAATCGATGAAATGTTAGCCAGTCACGTCCAATGGCTAGAGCAAAAAGGCGTGATTCAATTTACTGAGAATCGGTATAATAATCCTGAGGAAAAGAATGGACTGATTAAATGCAAACATTGCGATAGATTTAATTGCAAAAATAACGATAGTTGCATTGAATGTGGAGAACCTGATTACCGATGAAACAACGCGCCGGATCAACCAACCAAATACCATCCAACGAAACACCTTTCGAATACAATGGCAAACAAGTCTACATTTCCGGCCGCGATCAAACGCATTGGATTTTAAGAGTAATCGGAAGTGATGAATTTTTAAGGGTAGTGAATTTGGAAAGAAAATAATTGTTATATTTGCGGTATGGCCAGATTATCAGAATATGACTTTGAAATATGTAAAACTATCTGCGAAGAAGTAGCGGAAGGGTTTAATATTAAGACAGTTTTGAAGTCAAACGAAGACTATCCGCATTTTTCTACATGGTGCAGATGGAAGCGGGAACATACCGAATTACGCGACCTATATGTAAACGCTATGCAAGACAAATCAGAAAGTGTGATCGAAGAAATTGACCACGTGTATGATTTACTTAAAGGCGGAGAATTAGAAGCGTCTGCGGCAAATGTATTGATTCAAACGAACAAATGGCTGGCCGCTAAATTCTATCCTAAAATGTTCGGCGACAAGGTTGATGTTACTACTGATGGAAAGGCAATAAATCAATTACCGCCTCAGATAATCTTTGTTGATTCGTCTGACGATGCAGATTAAATTCTCCAAAAAATACAAACCATTATTCCAATTACTAACTGGAAAATATCCAGAAGTCGACACCGTTATTCTTACCGGAGGTCGCGGATCTGCAAAATCTTTTGTCATTGCTTGCCTAGCATTGACTGCACTTGTTTACCACGCTTGGAACGTGCTTTACACCAGGTTTACTAATGTTAGTATTATTGATTCAATTAAGCCGGAGGTAGACGACAAGATTGAATTATTGCAATTGACTGATTACGTTAATTCAACGACCAGCCACATCGAACACAACGGTAACAGAATAGCGTTCAAAGGAATAAAAACCGGCTCTAAGCAGCAGACAGCAAATCTAAAATCTTTATTCGGATTCAATCTTTTTGTTATCGATGAGGCAGAAGAAACTCCGGATTTTGAAACGTTTGAAAAAGTCTTTTTAAGCATTAGGAGCAAGGATAAGCGGAATATTACAATTTTGATACTGAATCCTGCATCAGTCCACCATTGGATTTACCGATATTTCTTTATTGAAAAACAAGTTGATGGCGGGAGCAACACCGTCAAAAACAACGTCATGTATATTCATACGTCCTATTTGGATGTACCTAAAGAATACCTTGCGCCAAACATTATCCAGTACTACCAACAGTTAAAAATAACTGACCCAGACAAGTACGAACAGGTTGTTATGGGTGGATGGACTGAAGCTGTAGAAGGCCGTATTTTTAATAATTGGAAACGAATACCGTATTCAGAATTCAGGCAATTAAAATTCAGATCCTTTTACGGCATTGACTGGGGTAAAAACCATAAATTCGGGATTGTTGAATTGAAATACAATCCATATAGCAATACGCTTTATTGCCACGAATTGAACTACTTTTCCGAAAATGAATTATTAGCCCAAATGACTGACTTAGAAATTGAGGCTATAAATTCTGATTTTATTAAAGATGATCGAGGAGAAAAAGTATTCGGAGGCATTATAGCTCACACGGTAAAAAGACTAGGAATACCAAAAGACGCGTATTTGGTTTGTGATTCTGCTGTTCCAGACAATATAAAAAAACTAAGAACTTACGGCTGGGAGTATGCTTATGGAATAGATAAACCAAAAGGTTCTGTTATGGCTGGAATTACATTGCTGCACTCAACTAATGTAATCTATACTGAGGAATCAAAGGGCATTGACCTTGAGTTTAAAAACTACTCCTATGCTAACGACAGACTTGGGGTTGTTGATGATGAAGTTATAAAAGCCTACGATGATTTAATAGATCCGATAAGATACGGCAGGAGGCACGCAGATAAATATTTGTCGTAATATTCGCTTAATTAATAAAAATCATTATATTTGCCCTAACTGATGTGAAGATGCATCATCCCGAATGTATGAGAGATCAATTCAATATTAACTTACCGCTCCCGGCTTCATTGTCGGCAGCGGTTTTTTACTTTGGTAAATAATGAATTGGTTTCAGAACACAATTGCGCGGACGTTCGGAATACCTACGCTCGATGAAGTGGTGATGTATGTAAACGATCAGATCAACGGAAGCACTAACTTTCAAAGCGCAACCGATGATAAAAAAAAGTTGGAGCGCATATTTAGCAATCCGGCTTTATTGAAGGTATTCTGCTTGCAATGCGATATGTTTAGTTTAGGTAAGGTTTACGTTTATCAAAACGGAAAAGCATTAAAAACAGATCCGTTCCTTGAAATGATTAAAAAGCCAAACCCCTTTCAAAGGGAAGCGCAATTTAAGTGGGATTTTATGTTTTGGAATATGATCGGCAATACTTACGTATATGCTGATTCTTATATTCCTACGGTAGACAACAAATTGTACATTCTGGAGAATCACAAAATGAAGTTCCCGACTGAAATGTTGGCTTATCAGGATAAGATAATCTTAAGCAGCAAGGAAGAAGAAGTTATTAATAAGTTCAATATTGAATATCGTTATGCTGACGGAACGGCAACTAACTTGAATTGGCGTTACATTATTCATAACCCAGACCTTAGCAATGGTACAGGCAATTGGTTTGGCGGACAAAGCCGGATTGATGCGCTTTACAAAATTGTAAGCAATTCCGAAAGGGCAATCGAAGCAAAGAATGTTAATTTGCAATACTCCGCTAAGTTTTTAGTAGCAGGACAGGCAGATCCAGGAAACGTAGATCAACTGCCAATGGGCGAACAGGAAAAGCGTGACATTGAAAGCAAAATGAACGGACGTAAGCGTGTTTATGCAATTAAAAGCATGATCGACATACAAAGGTTCGTTTCTGATATTGGTGCGTTGAAATTGGATGATTCATACCTAGCAGACTATTTTACAATTGGATCGATGTACGGCATCCCTAAGGATGTTTTAGAGGCGTTCAACAGCGGAACGTATGAGAACCAAGAAAAGGCAAGAGGCGCGTTTGTTTCTTATTGTTTGCAGCCTAAAGGAAACGGTTGGTTTGAAAGTCTGGCTAATTTCTTCAGTTACACCGATAAAACAATCCTTATAGATTGGGAACATTTGCCGTTTATGCAGGTTTTCGCCAAAGAGCGTGCCGAAACCGATAAAATCAAGTCCGAAACCCTGCTTAATTATATGAAAGCCGGGGTTAAAATGGATCAGATAAACGAAATGTTGGATTTAGAATTAAGAGAATTGAATTATGAAACAGCAAATAGAGTCGCAAATACCCAACAGCAAAACACACAAGAAAGTCAAAAAGTCTGAAAAGGCAGTATTTATACCAAAAGAAGATGAACAAGATAACAAAAAGCCTCAAAACAACCGTTAACGACGTAACCGAAAAAGGTATCGTTATTATCGGAATTACCCAGTTTGACCAATACGACAGCGATAACGACCGTTTGCTGTCTGGCTCTCTATCTAAAACATGGAGCGAAAGTAAACAGGTACACCTTATCGATCATCAAAAAGGCATGAGTACGTTTGTCGGATTGCCGATTGCTAAAGATCCTAAAACCGGAATTGTAGAAAGTCAATTGAATCTTAATAAACAGGTTGGAATTGATCTATTGGCCGATTATAAATTCAGTCAGGAACACGGACGCTCTTTACAACATTCTCACGGGTTTATGGCTGTATCTGGAAAGTACACTGCTAATGAAAAAGGCGGTAAAGATTTCGCTGAGATTAAACAATTCGAGTATAGCACTTTGTTATTTGGCGCGGTAAGCAATACGCCTTTGCACGGCATCAAGTCAGAAACGGATATTAACGAGCTTATCGAAACGCTTACGTTGAAAGTTTCATTCGGTAATTATACCGATGAATACGGCAAGCTTTTAGAAATTAAATTGCAGGAATTAAAATCAATGATATTAGAGCCGGTTAACCACTCTGAAAATGAAACAGACCCGCTAAAAGGCAGTCATAAACAATTTACTAACGCTAATTTCCTTTAAAAATCATGGAATTTAAGTATTTAAAACAAGCGGAATTAAAGACGTTCAATGAAACGCAGCTCGACGAATACGCCGAGAAAAAAGCCGCACACGAAAAAGGACTTTTGGAAGCATCAATTAAAGAAGCAAAAGACGCTCTTAAACTCGAACTTACGGAAAGTCAAAAAACTGAAATCGAAGTACAGGTAAAAGCTTTGGAGTTAAAACAAAGCGTAAACCCTGTCGAGTTCAAAGAACTCAAAGAACAACTTGCGCAAATCAAAGAAAGCAATTTGCTTTTTGGATCTGGCAACGCTGACAACAACATCCTTGATGCTATCGAAAAAGGATTAGTTGATTTCTTGCCAAAAGTAAAAGAGCAAGCCAAAGCAATGGGTAACAATGCCTATGAGTTGGAAATGATTGTGAAAGCTCCGGTTACAATGACCACAGGCGCAATTTCTCAACCGAACGCAACGCCGATCAGCTACGTTTACCAACAAGTTACGTCTTACGCTGACGATGTTCGTGCCGAAGAGTATATCATCAATTACCTTTCAAACGGAACAACCAACAAAGCAACTATTGCTTACATGGATAAACAGCCTACTGAAGGTACAATGGCAATCACGGCAGAGGGCGCGTTAAAGCCACTTATTTCTGTATCGTTTGTGTTGCGTTACAGCCAAGCGAGAAAAATGGCTGGACGTACCAAAATTTCAGAAGAGGCTTTGGACGATATCCCGTTCATCATGTCGATCATTCGTAACGAATTGGCTTATCAGCATGATATCGCGGTACAAAGCGACATTTTCACAGCCGTTGCCGGATTTGCTCCTGCTTTCGTTGCTGGATCATTGGCAGCTTCAACTGACACGCCAAACAACTACGATGCGATCAGAGCTGCGATTTACGCAATCAAAATTGCATCGAAAGGACGTTACAGACCAAATGCCGCGCTTATCGCTTCAAGCGATATGTATGCAATGGGAGCGACTAAAGACACTACAAAACAGTACGTGTTCCCTCCTTTCGCAATGCCTGACGGAACAACCGTTTCCGGCGTTAAATTGATCGAAGTTGCTGACGGTGTTACTGTTCCTGCCGGAACTTACATTGTTGGCGACTGGAAAAAATTACACCGCGAACTTTACAAAGTGTTCTCTATCAGAATCGGACAAGGTATTGTTGGAAATGCAACAGCTGCCAACATCGTTTCTGATTTTGAATCAAACATGTACACAATCATCGGGGAAAGCCGTTACCATTTGTGGATTTATGAGAACGAGAAAATCGCGTTCATCAAGTCAACATTTGCAGCGACTAAAACCGCAATTGCAACCGCTTAATAAATTTACATCATGGCAGACGAAAAAGAGAAAGCCGTTACGACAAAAAGCGTAATGAGCGAAGCCGAGAAAGGCAAAACTAAAGCGGCTCAGGCAGCGTACAAAGGAAACAGTCATTTCGACCTTGTAGAGGTTACGATCGTGAAAGCGAATGAATACTACAAAGCGGGCGAAAAGGACAAAGTTCATCCTACAACCGCTGCGTTGTTTGAGCAAAAAGGACTGATTGCTCCAGGTTGGGAAAACAAAGTTGTTGAAAGAAGTTCAGCAGAAAATTTGCTTACTGAGATTCAAACGCAAGAAGTTCTGGACGGAGATCGCGACATTGACCTTCCGGCAAGTAAAAAAACACCTTTAGCAAAGTAATCCAATGGCATACTTAATAGACGACACTTTTTTTATTGGAAAAATTGAAGTTTCCAATCTCGATGAAGCCAATTCAAAGTCATTAACGGCATTGAATAGAATCATCGACGAAAAGTGTCGTTTGTTATTGTTGTCGGCTTTAGGGCTTGTAAACTTTCAAGCAATGGACAGTCTTCTGGTTAACGGAAAATTACCCGCTGTTCCGGAAAGTCCGGATGTAGATCCGGTTCCGCCAAAGTGGCGTAATTTAATCACGGGCTGCAATTATACAGTCAATGATGTTACAAAACGATGGAAGGGATTGTATTTTATTGAAGGAACTTACAAGGGTTCTGTATTGGCTAATTACTGTTTTCCTTTTTACCTGGAAGAAAACGTTTCTTATCAAAGTGGTGTAGGGGAAGTGAAAGCCGAGGCTAAAAACGCTCGAGGTGTAAACTCTACTCAAAAGTACACAACGGTATGGAATGAGTTTCTAAATATGTATCAGGGTTCCGATTGTTCCCGAAGAGTAGGAAACGTTTATCACATTGGGATTCCGCAGTACGAAGGCTATTATGTCGGATATTTCGGAAATAACAACAACGATGTTTCTTTGCTTCAGTTCTTGTCTGAAAATGCTAGTGATTACCCGGACTGCGAGTTATACGTTTATGACGTAAAAAATCAGTTAGGGATATGATAGTAGTCGAAACGCTTCTAAGGGATATTTTCAGCCAGATTCCAGATGTAGTTTATACTGATGTGAATAAGGGAGAAACGAGTATTCCGGTTAAGTATCATTGGGGCGGACAGGATGATTTGAATTTGTACATGAAGCAGGAAAGCGGAAATACAACACCGCTTATTTGGTTGGTGCAGGGCAGTAAAGACGAAATGCAAGCGGGAGATTTAACCCGTGACATTAAGTTGATTCTTGCTAAAAGTTCAGAGCATAAAACGTCAATGAATCCTATAGTATGGGACACGGAGTTTGTTAATTTTCTAAATCCGTTGTTGGAAAATGTGATTAAAGCGCTCGAAAGATCAGGAGTAACACAACCGGAAGGGCGTAAATATTCCGTCTACAGAGAGGCTAATTACAGTGAATACGAACGGGAAGGAAAAACAAAAACTATCGATCATTGGAATGTTGTTATTTTAGAATGCACTTTGCTTTTAAACGAAAACTTTCAATGCATCAACACTATTAACTTTTATTAAAAACAAAAAAATATTATGGCAACAGTTATAGGTATTGACTGCTCCGGTAAAAATGGAAACATTGGCGTAGGAAATTGTATTGCTACACCAGGGCAAAAAATTGGACACATCAAACTGCCTTTGGGGTGGTCAGCTCCGATTACGGACGCTTTCGACAAAGCGTACTGGAATAATTTAGTGCAACAAGGCGTTGCAAAGTTCTTCAGCGGCGCATTCGGAGTAACTACCGAAACAGCAGATCCGACAACGGAAACAAGTTCTTTGCAAATTCAGGCCGTTACTACACGCGCATTGCCTGTTGTAACGAGTATCTTTAAAAAAGGTTACGAATGGCATGCTGGCGCGTTTATGAATTCAGGTTACAACGACACTTCGGTTATTGAAATCTTTCAGGATGGATCACTTCGCGTGGCTTTGTCTAAAGATGGTCAAACGATTTCCGGCTTCAATGTTGGGATGTACGAGGTGCTTACTGTTCAAGACGCAACAGACGCGGCTATTCAGCAAACTCGGATCATGTACCAAATGGTTGATTTGCTTCAGTACAATACTCAAGGGATTTTCCTTACCAATCTGAACTTCAACCCGAATACAGAAATCAACAATATTGTTGACGTGGCTATGACTGGACGCGCTGATGTTTCCGAAAACGCTATTTACGTTAAAACGCCGTGGTTGAGAAACACAACGGATTCTATTTCGGGATTTGCCGCTGCAAACTTCAGAATTACAGTTTCCGGCGTTGCTGATCCTATTGATGGCGCGGTTGTAAAAGACCCTGTGACCAAAGAGTGGAAAATTGAACCAACGACAACATTGACTATTTCTACTCCGGTAGTGGTTTACTTAACAGACGCAACCGCAACGCCTCCGGTAGACGTAGCCAAAGTCGGAACAGGGAATCCGAGATTCTACGAAGGTCAAACCGATGTAATCACTCCGGTAGCATAAAAAATTGAGTTAGGTTATTTTTTGAAAGCCGCTGCATTTTGTGGCGGCTTTTTTAATATCTTTGAAACAACATAAAAACAATATTATGAATGTATTTAATGTACAAATATTCGGATCGGATGCGCAATGGTTCTTAGATCAATCTTGCGCAGATAAAAAAAAGTGGATCAAAAAAAACACCAATCAAACTAACGATGCTTTGATTGAAGAATTTATCACAGCGATCAGGCCGGATAAAGACGGAGAATGCCAGGGATGTAAAGACAAAAAGCTAAAAAATGAGACAGTCGCCAAAACAGTTCCAACAGAAGTTGCAAGCCCTGTTATCGATAACGACGCTCAGGGAAATAGTGCAGAAGGAAATAATTCCGTCCCAGGACGATCTGGTAAATCTAAAGGAAAGTGAATTTAAGCGCGGAGAACGTCCGAATGGATCAATAATTGGCGCATACCGTAGCGAATCCTATTCGATATTCAAAGCGCGTCAAAACCCTTTAGCGGGCGGCGCGGTAGATTTAATTCTTAGTGGGGATTTTGTAAATTCTGCTTATTTGAAACGACCGAGCGCGGGAAAGTACATTTTCGGATTCCGAGATCATAAAGCGCGTTCGTTATTCGGTAAGTACGGCACAGACATTGCCGGATTGAACCAAAACACGTTTAACCAATTCCTAAAGGAAAAAATAAAACCTAATTTTGTCAGAGAAATTAAAAACAGGCTTAGATAAACCGATTTGTAAGTATCGCTCTTACTACACTTTTCCGGCAAAGGTATTCTTTGATGTGCGATCAGAAGAAAACTTTCAATTGATGCGCCCGAAGCCCGGAACATCGACAGAGCAGTTGGAAAATCTATATTTGGCTACTTACGATGTGTTTTTCGAAAAGTTGGACAACAAAGATGCGGTTCGATACATTCAAATAAGGGGCGAATTAGCGGTTTTAAACGCAAAAAAGCAATCTATTGCTTCAGTAATGGAATTCACTTGGAAAACGCCCGAAAACTTATGGCTACACCCTGCATTTGTAGAATTCAGAAAACAGCAAATCGATGCGATAAATTCGTTTTTAGACAGCCCTTTTGATCTTGAATCCGACACGTTGCAAGAAATTGAGCGCGTTATGAATGTGGAAATAGGTATTATCAACGATGAAATTTCCATTTTAACGAATGAATTAACACAGTTGCAACAGGAATCCGAAGAAGTAGTTTTCAATTATTACGCTGATATTGTTGCTTTGGAAGAAGCACACGGTCGTACACTCGATGAAAAAATGATGCTGCCTAAATATGTTGAACTGGTAAAATTGGCACATAAAAAAGCAGAGGACGCAAAACTAAGACAATTAAAAAATGGCAAATAACGACGGTTTTATTGATTTCCTATCCCCGAATGCATTAGCAGACCTTAAAGAAGGGAACGCACTTGTTTTGACCAGCATCGAGAACGTTAAAAAACTCAATCAGTTAATGTCGGGGCAAAATACACCCGGCGCAAGTGGTAACGCTACAAATGCATTAACCCAGCAATTACTTGCGCAACAAAACGCGCTAGCAGCACTGCAAAGGCAATATACTTCGGCTGCTGCATCACAACGCCAAAGAACCCAACAAACCGCAGAGGAAGCCGTAAATCAGGGAATATTAAACCGTAATGCGAGGCAAGCGGCAATATTAAACTCAAATCTAGCAGGATCTTATCAAAGACTAGCAACAAACGAGGCTTTGGCAGCTCGTGCATTACAGGACTTAATCGCTAGGGGACGTACCGAAAATCAAACATTAAGATCTTTTAATAATGAACTTACGGCTGCTCAGTCTCGACTTGACGGTTATAGAAACCGATTATTAGCGGCGGATGAAGCGACGGGAAGATGGGGCAGAACTAGCCGAAGGACTATTGACGAGGTAAGTGCGGAGACCACAACACTAGGCGGCCGAATCGGTAATGCGCTTGGTTATGTTTTTGAAAGGGTTCGAATATTAGCGTATATCTTACCAGGTCTAGGTATAGCCGGTATTTTCGGGCTTGCTTTAGACCCATTATATAAATTAATAGATGGGTTGGATTTGTTTTCTAAAAAGTTAGATTTAGTAAGTCAGGCACGGGAACGTTTTAATCAAACGCAAAAGGAATCATTGGTTAATCAAATTCAAGAATCAGAAAATGCTGCAAGATTGTTCGCGACTATCACGGATGAAAACAAAAGCCGTGAGGAAAGATTAAATGCCGCAGAAAGACTTAAAAAAGCCTATCCTGGATATTTAGCTAATTTTACCAAAGAAGAAATATTGCTTAATCAAACGAGTAAAGCAACTGAAGAATATACCCGAAAAATAGACGGTTTGAACATCGCTATAAAAACGCGTGCCGATGCAAAAGCAAAAGAAACGCAAGCCGCTGTTACTTTAGATGAAATTGGAGATTTGCGTCAGGAAGTTGCGACACGCGAACGTTTAAACGACGAAATAAACAAAGGAAACCTTTCCTACAAAGAATGGCAGAAAAGAATCGAACAACACGCCGACGTTATTAATGATGATGAAAAACTGGTTGAGAAATTCGGTAAAGTTTCTATAAATGCGCTAGGTTATTTTGATGAAAAACAGATAAAAAAACTTAGAACAAATGCCGATAATCTTGTTAGAGAATACAATCGCGAAAAAGGCGTAATTAATAATTTATACCGCATTTCATCCTTATTGGATTTCCAAAAAGAAACACCAACAAAAGCACCCAAAACAAATTTCGATCCAAACGGATCAGAAACAAATGCGCGTTTGCGTTATCTAAAAGAAGTTGCTGAACTCACAAAAGCAGAAAATGAGAATGAAAAGAAGTTCAGAGAAAACCAAATTGCCGAATTAGAAAAGCTGGCAAAAGACGAGAAAAGAAGTTTCAACGACCGGATAGCTTCATACGGGGAATTCATTAAGCTAAAACAGGACGCTTTACTGAAAGATCAGGCTTCATCTTTACAATTGCTAAAAGAACAGTTAAACGTTGAGCAGGAGCAAAGTTTAAAGGCAGAGGAGGCAGATTTAAAAAGAGCTGGAAATGCCCCGAAACAAGTAGCTGCAATCAAAAAGTATTATGCAGACGAGGCTTTTGTAAGAACGCAAAAATATGCTCAAAGAGAATTAGAAATTGAAATACGTGTTTCGAAAGAAAACCAAAACATCGCTGAGGAAACCGCGCAGGCTATTATTTTAATAAATCAAAAAAGGCGTGAAATAATCGCTGCTACCGATAAAACATATCGAGACGAACAATCCGCAATATTTAAAAAGAATGCTGATAATGAAAAACTTTCTGTTGAAGTTAGACAAAGGTCTTTTGAAAGCTACATTGAACTTAAACGCAAGGAACTTGATATTGATAAAAATGTTGCGCTAGCTAAAGCGGGAAACAACGACGAAGAAATCAAGCAAATAAAAGCCAGATTTGAAGTTGCTAACCGATTATTAAATACAGAAAGCAAAGAAGAAAGTCCGTTTGCTAAATCATTGGAATACGCAAATAATGCTTTAAAAGATTTAGCAAATACCTTTAAAAACGATTTTTTAAGTTCAGCGGGAATGGGGTCTTTGGCTCAGATATTTGATGGTACTTTCGACAAGGTGATGAAAGGATTTGATCAGATTGAGGATTCAACAGAAAGATTCAGAGCTAAAGCGACTTACGCGTTTTTAGTAGTTTCAGAAGTCGCGCAAGAAGCGTTCAACTTGATCGCACAAGCCTCAAAACAAAATTTCGACGCAGAATATGAGCAAAACACCAGACAAGCGTCATTAGCCAAACAATTTGCTGAAGGAAACGCCGTTGCTATTGCTGAGATCGAAAAACAAGAGGAAGCGAGAAGAAAAGAAATCCGCAGGCGTGAATTAAAAGCTAACAGGGATTTAGCAAAGGCAAACATACTGATTAATTCAGCACAGGGTATTGTTGCTGCTTTCAAAGACGGTAATATTATTAAGGGAGCTATTTTCGCGGCTGTTATTGCGGGGATTACGGCAATCCAATTATCAGCATTGAACAATGTACCTGAATACTGGAAAGGTACTGACAACGCGCCAGGTGGTTATGCTTGGGTTGATGAACGTGGGCCGGAAATCCATACCGACAAACACGGAAATGTAAAAAGCACCGGAGAAAGCAAAGCTAACCTTAGAAAGTTGGAAAAAGGCGATAAG